GCCCCCGCCGCCGTTCCCATTCCCCAGGCGTGATGCGCCCACCTTTCAGACCTTTGCCTGCCGCCGCTGTGGGGATCGCGAGCCAAAACCCGTCCTTGGAGCGGATCAAAGGGCCCGTGTCGTGCGCGCCGACGATGACCGGGGCCTTCGACCAAACCAGCGCAGCCGCTTTGAGGCTTTCACCAGCCTTTGGATAGGTCTGGCTCCGGATCGAATTCGCGAGGCGACGGCCAAGCCCTGCTTGCGTGATCTGCCCGCGCCAGGCGGATTTCAGGTCCGCGCCAGCTTCCCGCATCGCCGCACTGACGGCCTTTTCGCCCGCTTTGATTTCGGCGGCCATCACGGCGACGAGATCGGGTGTTAAATCGAGCCCCAGTCTCATGCGGGGGTCAGCTCAATCGTCCAGACCAACCGCTCGCGGTCACGGCGCGGCTCGCCCTGGATCAGGAAGGTTTCGTCCCCGACCAGGATCTGCTCCTGAGGTCGAGGGTCTGGAATATCCACCACCCGAACATCGATCCGAGTGGTGTCTGACATAAGCCGCGCCGATCCGAACTCGGTGATCTCATCGGGGCGGCGCAAGATGCCCCGGGCGCGCGTAAACTGCCCTTCGCTGTCCCGATGCCAGATCTCGACCGAGAGATTGGCATCGAGGAACAGCACCCCGAGGGCTTCAGTGAAGGCGCTCATCAGGTCCGCTTGGCCGAGCGCAGAACTTGCGGGCGCGTACAGATCGGCAGCGGGTTGCTTTCGATCTCAAGCCGCACCCATTCGTCCCGATCACGATCAGGGATCATGCGCGCATAAAGCGGAAGACCTAGCGTGTTCACAGTCTCGAAGGTGTCGGCCGGGGCGTAATAAATCTCGAACAGGCCCTCGACGCCTTCGGGATAGAAATACGCTTTGTCGGTCGGCACGCCGAAGCCAAGCCCGCCCCGATAGCGGCGGAAGGTGATGCCGCCAAAGCTGACCTCTTCGCCCACGCGGCCGCGCAGATCGGCGGCAGCCGCGGTGTTGAGATAGGTCTCGCGGACCTCCTTGTGTGCCACGAGGTCGGCAAAGAAGGCCGAGCCGCATTCGGCGCGCAACTGCACCTGACCGGCAGCAAGCCCGCCAAGGCTGTCCTCAACGCTTTCAATCAGCGCCTGGCAGCGCTTCCTGAGCGCCCCCGAAGCCGGGCTCGCGTTGTCGAGATCAAAATCGACCTCGGCCGCCGGGGTGATGCCGAACTCAGTGTAGTAGTTGATCACCGTGGCCCCATCCTTCGGGTCCTTCACCACCCCTTGGATCCCATTGAAGAGGTGGAATTCGAAGGTCGCTTCCGCGTCGTTGCGAAGCCGCGCCATCTTGCGGGCCACTTCGGTCTGCACCTGCTGGGTCGCAGTTTCAGAGCCGAAATCGCGGATGGCCTGGACTTCTGAAGCCCAAAGTACGTCCTGCTTCTTGAACTGGCGGCACACGAAAGCGCGCATGTCGCGCCGTTCGGGCACCTGCTGCTCATAGGCAGAGCCCCGCTCCGAGAACGGGATCAGCGACAGCGTGCCATCGCGGCTTTCGATCATCACGGTGCGCTGGCGCACGCCGCGCGAGCCAAAGAGGCCGGAGCCAGACAGGATTGCCGGTTTGAAGGGGATGTTTTCCAGAGCCCGGGTGAGCTCGATGATGCTGAAGGCGTCGCCCTCGAAGATGTCCATGGTTGCCATGTTTGGGAATCCTTATGTCAGAGGGCTCAGCGCAGGATGATGCCGAGAGCGGCCAAAGCCGTGGTGGCAGCGGTGATCTGGGCCTCGGTCGCGCCATCAGGCCAGACGAGCTCGTGGCGATTAACGATGGCGGGGCCGCGCAGGACCACGACGCCGGGGGCTTCGGCCGCCGAGGCATCGACCCCGGCCCAGAGAATGCCGGCCGCAGTCTGACTGCCGTTCGTGGCTGCAGGCGCGAGCCCGGTGTATTTCCCACCCGTGGTGATCTTGCCGAGCACCGTACCGGGCTCGAGTTTTCCAGCCCCGGACGCGACGGTGACGGTTTCGCGGGTGTAATCGCGGAGGACTTCCCAGACGAGGAAGCCGCCCGCGTGTTTGCCTTCAGTGAGCGTGGTCATGGACGCTTATCCTTTCGTCTTGAAGGTGCGGGCGATCACATCGCCCCAGGATTGGGTGGTGGCTGCACGCCCGGGCTGGGCATGGGCAGCAGTGATGTCGGGAGCGGCTTCGGCCTTTGCCGCGAGAAGACGGTTGCGGATCTCGTCGAGCCCCACGTCCTCCTGGAGGAACCGGCCCGCCATCTGTGGCTGGCCCGCGAGCCTGCAGAGATCGATCACGGCGCGCGCATGGGCGATGGCCTCGGCGCGAACGGTCGCGGTGTCGGCATTAGTGGTCTCACATGCGGCCATGGTTGGCGCCTCCGCAGCCGGATGTTCGGAGTCAGGTAGGGTGTCGGCGTCTTCAACACCCTCGATCTGCAGCTCGGTCGCGACAGGTTCATCGGGTTCACTGGCTGCCTCGACCACTTCCGGCGGAGCGTTGCGAAAGCGCGCAGCATCAAAGGAGGCGGCGAGTTTTACCGGCTCGCCGATGCGGTCGATGAAGCCAATATCCAGCGCTTCCTGGGCATCGAGCCAGGTCTCTTCCGCCATCAGGGCGGCGATCTCGTCGTCAGGTTTGCCTGATTTCGCGGCATAGCCCTGGATCAGGCTGCCTTTGACCTTGTCGAGCGCCTCAGCCGTGGCGCGCATGTCCTCGGCCGTGCCCATGACCAGCCCCGAGGGATCGTGGATCATCAGGAAGGCGTTTTCCGGCATGACGATGGTGTCACCCGCCATGGCGATGTAGCTTGCCGCCGAGGCCGCGATGCCATCGATCCAGACGGTGATCTCGCCCGGGTGCCGCTTCAACGCGTTGTAAATGGCGACCGCGTCAAAGACCGAGCCGCCGGGGCTGTTGAGACGCAGATCAATCGCCGCATCGTCGGGCAGCGCACCGAGTTCCGCGAGGAACCCCTTTGCTGTGACGCCATAGGCGCCGATTTCGTCATAGATCAGCACTTCCGTGCCCGAGGTGCGGGCACGGATCGTGTACCAGGATTTCATGGGGTTACTCCTGTTGTAGGTCGGTGCCCGAGTTATTGTCGGACGGTCCGTCACTCGAATTTGGATCGGGCAATTGGACGGGCGTTGCCCTTGCCCCCTGGGTTTCGCCGGGGCTGGCGCGATAGGTCAGGCCCAGATCGGCTGCCCGTTTCGCGTCGGATGCGTTTTCACGGTCAACCTCTTCGATGTCATAGCCGGTGGCCTCGACCACCTTGCGCCGGGAGGTCAGGCCCGCTTCCATAGCCAGCACCTGCGCCTGGATGTCTTTGAGCGGATCGACCCAATCCCACCGTGGCGGGATCCATTGCACCGGCCGGGCCGTGACAGGATCTGCAACCAAGGCGCCCGAGAGCACGGCCGTTTCCAGCCAGCGCCGCCAGATGGGGCGGCAAAGCTGGTGCGCCATGACCCCATGCTGAAGCTGGCCAATGCGGCGGCGGAACTCGACAAGCTCAGCCCGCAGACTCGAATAGTTCGCCTGCCGAACATCGCCGGTGACAAGGTGGTATGGCAGCCCCAGCGAGGCCGAGACCGCTAAGAGCGTGCGATATTGAAAGGCCTCATAACCGCCACCGACATCAGCGGGGCTGGAGAATTTCACATCCTCACCCGGCAGCAGCACCTGCATGGTGCCCGGCTCGAGGCTGGCGATCGCGGCACCGTCAAGGTCGGCCTCGCCTTCGCCCATCATCGGGTCTTCTGGGGCCGTCTTGGTGATGAAGCCCGCGAACATCGCCGCCGTCTTTTTGCGATCGAGTTCAGCGTCATCGTATTGGTCCAAGAGGAACAACCGCACCATGGCCGGTGCCACATGAGGCAGGCCACGGATCTGACCGGCGTCGATGGGCCTGTAGATGTGCAGCACCTCCTCGGCAGGCACCCGCACCGTGTCCGGCGCCACTACCCGCTGATCCGTGCTGTCGCCCGGATGACGGCGGCGGAAGTGATAGGCCACGCGCCGCCCAATCAGGTCGAATTCGATCCCGCATCGGATTCGATTGCCGTTCGGATCCGTTTCGGTTTTCTCGAAGGGCAGCATCTCGGATTGCAGAAGCTGCAACTGTAGCGGCACCAGCAGCCCGTCTTCCGCGCGACGCGGGCGCAAGCGCACAAAGCACTCGCCGGCGACAAACATCTCACGCGCGACCATGGCCTGCAGGCCGTAGAAGTCGGTCAGACCATCGGCATCCGCCTCATCCGTCCAGGCCAGCCAGAGCTTCTGGACCTGGTCGCGCAGTGCCGCATCCGTAATGAGCGAAGACGGTTTGATCCCATCGCCGACGAGGTTGGCTGCGAAGGCTTCGCAGGCATTGGCAGCGTAGCCGTTGGTCACCACCAACTCACGGGACCGAGCTAATAATCGCGGGCCGCCAGAGGCAACCAGCGCGTTGATGTTCTCGAGCGGCGGGTTCCAGCCGCGCAAGCGGCGTTTGGCCATCGCCCCCTCAAGCCGCGCGCGCATGGCGTCAGAGCCGCCCAGCTTGGGGCGGCGGAAGAGATCGAAGAGTGCCATCTGATCAGAGACCTTTGGCCGTCGTTATGCGGACCTGCCGGACCATGCGACGACCCTCGGCAGAAGCGATTTCGCGGTCTAGGGCCTCAATGGCACGGTCGATCTCAGCGACGGAGCGATAGTCGACCGTTTTGCCGTCATAGCTGACACGGGCGACGCCAGAGGATCGTTGTGAAGAGAGCGCTTCCCGGCGGGCGCGTAGGTCCGTGATTGTGGCCATCGCCATCACCTCGTAAGTTCGACACAAAACCACCGCTAGGCCGCGTCATGTCCACCAAGATCGCCCGTATCAGGATTGAACTCGAACATATCGCTCCGCTCATCTGGCGGCGCGTTGACGTCAGCCTGACGACCAATCTTCGCGCACTGCACGAGATCATTCAGGCGGTCATGCCCTGGGAGAACTACCATCTTTATCAGTTTGCCGTGGGCGAACGTGTCTATGGCGAACCCGATCCCGAGGATGCGGTCTGGGGCCGCAAGATCTATCAGGCCAAGGGCATGCGCCTCGGCACACTTGTGGACCGTGGTGTGACCGAACTTCTTTACACCTACGATTTTGGCGATGACTGGCAGCACCGCGTCATTCTCGAGGAGGTCATCGAAGCAACGGCCGGCACCGACTATCCCCTCTTTATCGATGGCGAGCGCACAGCCCCACCTGAAGATGTGGGTGGTCCTCCCGGGTTCATGGACTTCGTTGAAGCCATGGCGAAAACACGCCATCCGCAGCGCAAAGATCTGGTGCGCTGGTATGGTGGCCCCTTCAACCCTGTGGATTTCGGCGCGGAGCAGATCGCCGAAAGCATCCGCGAGATCGCGGTGAAACGAAAGGCCGCCCTTGAGGCCTTCGAGCGCAGCCGTCGCAAACGGCTACACTGATTACATTGGCTTATCCCATATAGGATGACCGCGCGACGCGGCGGACCTGCGTTTTGCGAGCAGGTTTCAGGCCCCCGGCAGGAGCCATGCCCTTAGCATCAGCGACCTCCAACTGCGCCGCCAACTCCTCCCACCGCGCATCTGACCAGCGATCGGCTCCTAGGATCCAAGCGGCCGCTCGGGCGTAAACCCGGCAATCAAGCGCCTCGTTGCGTTCTCGCAGTTTTTGCCATTCGAGCTTGGCGAAGCCGCGCTTGTTCTTGACCGTGACCAGCTGCTCGGCTGTCAGCTGTTTCAGCCATTCAGCGTCGACCCAGCCCGGCAGATGAAGAAAGCCGTGAGGAAACCGCTCTCCATCCCCCGGGCTGGTGATCTCCGGCGGATCGAGCCGCAGGAACCGATAGGTCTCCGCCTTGAATGTCGAGGTGGCGATAGTCCAAAGGCGCGCCCCACGGCGAAGACGTTTGCCGCC